TAATCTTACCAATATTTTTACATTCCTATTATTATCAATGTTCATAGATGGAGAAGTTTCAATATATGCGTTCTGATTTCCAAACCGGTCTATGTAAAAACGTTGTTGTAATATTATAGGGTATATATTTTTTTTCGATAAAAATATAGTCATGATAATTATTTATTTATATAGATACATATACAATGATATTTTTAAATTCTTAAATTCTTAAATTGTATATATATGTATTCAGTTTTGTGTTTGCTTTTGTTTTGTTTTGTTTTGGGTTTTTTATTGTAGTTATAGTTCTACATCATAGGTCATCATTAAAATAAATATGTCTGAATTTATTTATATACTCATCCTTTAAAACATGTGTCTTTAAATAATGGTCTGTCGTTTTATCTTCCAACATATGAACTATGAAATAAAGAGAATACACGCCACATTCTGTATTTCCATATTGATGTTCTACACCTTCATTGCTGTCAAATTTAAATACCTTTTTTGGGTTTAATTTAAGTCCTTGACCTTTAATACGTTCTACCAATTTCATTATTTCAGGTGGCGCTTTATCGCCAACGCTATCAAAAAAGAATATAGAATTATTCTTCCTATCTTGGTTTTCCCGTTTTTAATTTGTTTTTCAACACTAAAATTACATAATTCGTCCCAAACGCATTCGCCATACAATTTTTTCGTATCAAAATCAATCGGACTCGGTCCAATAAAATCAAAACATTTATATGCTTTTTCATATTGTTTCATTACATCCATAATCTCTACACTAGACAACCATTCATTTGGGTTTTTTTTCCATTCTTCTGGAGATTCTGGTGCGAATGAGTCAGACGCATCGCTTTCGATTTTTCCGAATTCACTTTTTTGCTTAAGCCAACAGGATTCTTTATTACAAACACCACTAAGCATTTCGCTTATTTTCTTATGAATTTCCTTCGGTGAGTTCGTATTAATTTTTGCGTCAGGATGGCGAGCATTCCATAAATCTCTTAGTCTTAAAAGGGTTTTATTTGTATAACACGAAAAATGGTTTATTTCGTTTTTGGGTTTTGGACTACAATTTTGTTTTTTTAGTTTAACTGATTTATTGTGATGTTTGTGGTCGTGCCCATGTATATTTTGTTTGTTGCTTTTATTATTGCCACCGGAAAGTTTTGTGTGTTTATTTTTTCTTGTTTTTTTTGAATTACTTTTCTTCATTTTCCTTTTTTGTATTTTTGTCTTCATAAATATTGTTGATATTATTTTTTATTCCTTTATTTTTAAGTTGTGGGTCATTTAGATTGATCTCTTTTTGTTTTGGTATTATAAGTTGTGGTATTTCTTTTATAGGTTTTGTTTTTGTTCTTTTGACGTATTTATCTAAAGTAGGCACTTCTATTTTTACAGAACGCAATAAAATAGCATCGGCATTTTCAACCGCATTATAAGAAATATCTATGTTTTCATTATCTATTTCTGTTTGCTTGTTATCTTTTTCTGGAATATTTTCAGAATCATTATGTTCGGCTTGTATAATGTCATTGCTATCAAGTATCTTAAAATAACTTATGGTTGCGTTAATATAATTGTCGTAAGCGTATTTAACGTCTAATGGTAGGTCATCTTGTGCGTTTCCTGATATAATATCCTTAAATAAATTATATATACGTTTTCTATAAAACTTCCTCTCTTCGTGATTTACTTGCTTTGATTTTTTATTTATTATTTGATTGTTATACATCTTTTTATTCAGTAAACAATCTAAAGTTATTTGGTTAATTAATGTTTCTGACATATATACTTAAATATCAAGTTTTTTTTTGATATTTAATTTATTGTTTTTATTACGGTTTTTATTAAGGTTTTTATTAATACTAATATATAATATACGCTTTATATACACCACCATTCTTTATTTTACTTACCCATATTGTCTCCACATTATATATTGTTTTTTTTAATTTACACTCTTTCATGTCATTAATTTTATTCATTACATCTTCTAGTTTCATATTGAAATCTACTATTTTCCCGTGTAAAATTTTATTGTTTTTTTTGGGAACATTGCTTATTTCTAAATTTTCCGAATAAGCGTCTATTTTTTCTATTAAAGCGTAACCATCATTTATATCATACATTGGGTTAATTTTATTTAATAGAGTACAATTAGTTAGATTTTTATAGAAAAAAAATAATACCATATATTAGGGTTTTATTTTTTTATTCCTTTTTACATTTAACATTTTTGGTTTGTCAAATCACGAACCTGAACTCTTGTTGAATTCATAAAAATCCCGGAACCAACTATTTTTGTGCTAGGGTTTGGATTAAATTCTGAAAAATGCTCTTGCTTAAATAATAAATCATGTGGGTTTGACTGCGTTTTTGTTTTAAACGTATAATCATATAAATCACTTTTTGACGAAGGCACGTAAACGGCTTGACTACACTTTTGCAGAGCATAAATTTGGTTTCTTAGTTCAGATTCTTTATTTATATTAGATGCGAAACCAGACCATGGAGAGGTTGTGTTGCCGGGATTAAATATGTTATGAACATTATATGTTGGCATTTGTTGTAATGGAACAGTAGTGGGCTTCCTTGGATCTACTATTGGTAAATGTGAATATTTTGTCATTACGGGTCTTGCGTCTAAATATGGCTGGAGCATTTGAGACGGAATATTCCTATTGTATATTCTTTCATTTGTTTGTGTATGTATTTGTGAATTACTAATTTCGCTATATGGGTTATTCATTGATATAAATATATATTATTTTATTTACTCAAAACAAATTTAATGGGTAAAATGGAAAATATGCAAAATATAAAATATACAAAATGGAAAATTATATAAAGATGATTAAATATAATAACATATAAAATATGTGTGGTATTTTTACTCTTCTTAATAATTCAAAATTCGATGTAGATATAATTCATCGTGAATTTATGAAGGGACAAAAACGTGGTCCGGAATTTTCTAAATTAGAAACAAGTTATACAAATACGGTTCTAGGATTTCATAGACTCGCTATTAACGGACTAAACAATGAATCAAATCAACCATTGGCAATTAATGACGTTGTGCTGATATGCAATGGAGAGATTTATAACTATAAAAAATTATACAACTACATTTTATCTTATATGATAACCGTGTTACAGAGAATTGTAAAAAACTATATGTCGCACGTGACCAGTATGGAGTTAGACCTTTATATTCTCTTAAAACTGTAAATACTCATGATACTCATAACAATATTTTATACGGGTTCGCTTCTGAATTAAAGTGTTTGGAATATTTTCATAATAACGAAGATAGACAAACATATATTAATCAATTTGAACCAGGCACATATAGTACTTTTAATTTAAGTTCTATTAAGAATGAAAATGAAGATGGCGATTTGAATTGTGAATGGACAATAGAAAAGCAAAATGTCCCTTATTTTATTTCAGGGTTTCCTCATAGTTGGCTCATAAATAATGAACTAAATAACGATTTTATCCTAAACATGTGTTCAAAAATTTCCGCTTATTTACATGCTGCTGTAAATAAAAGATGTCTTACAACTGAACGCCCGATTGCTTGTTTATTGTCGGGTGGTCTTGATAGTAGTTTAGTTGCTGGATTAGTGAAAAATTACCATGATACTTATAATTTGTATAACAATAAATTAGAAACTTATAGTATTGGACTAGAAGGATCGGAAGACTTAAAATATGCCAAGTTTGTTGCCGATTATTTGGAAACAAACCATACTGAAATTATAGTTACAGAAGATGATATGTTTAATGCTATTCCTGAGGTAATACGTGCCATTGAAAGTTATGATACGACAACCGTAAGAGCAAGTATTGGTAACTATTTATTGGGAAAATATATTTCAACGCATTCAGAGGCTAAAGTTATTTTTAATGGGGATGGGTCGGATGAATTATTCGGCGGATATCTTTATATGAATAAATGCCCTGATGATATTGAGTTTGATAAAGAAACGAGACGACTTTTAAAAGATATGTATATGTTTGATGTTTTAAGATCCGATAAATCTATTTCGTCGCACGGACTCGAACCCAGAACCCCATTTTTAGACAGAAGTTTAGTGAATTTTATTCTCTCTATTCCGACCGATCTTAGAAATCATAAAAATTATCCTCAAATTACTAAAACATATGATAATACTACAGTTGAAAAAAGTTCCATTGAAAAATACATTTTAAGAAGAAGTTTTTCTAAAAATAACTTTAAAGATTGCAACGGAAATCAAATTATCCCAGATAATGTTCTTTGGAGAAAGAAAGAAGCATTTAGTGATGGAGTTAGTGGTCACGGACGTTCACTGTATCAAATATTACAAGAAAAAATCGCGAATGTTATGAATGCGAATGCGAATGGTGATAAATACGAGTGTTGTATCGAAACGGAGAAAAAATATTACAAGGCAATATTTGATGAAGCGTATCCAAATTGTGAACATATTTTGCCTTATTTCTGGATGCCAAAGTATACGAACGCAACGGATCCTAGTGCTAGAACGCTTCAATTTTATTCCGAAAATTAAACCAACGTATAAATCTACATTATATCGAATTATTGATTGCTTAAAAAAAAGCACCAAATAAATTAAATTGTCTGCATATTATAATTATATTATATGAAGCAACTACTTCACAAATATCAAGAAATGCTATTTAATTTTGTAATATATATCACGTATATTTTAGTCGTCGTCTCTACTGTTGGACTATCTGAAAATGCTCCGCGTTATTTATCCATTATAGATTATTATATTCGTATATACATTTGTTTGTTTTTGATTTGGCGGTTTAATCCTTTAAGAACTAGTTATGAGTTTACTGATTTAGACCGTAAAATAGCATTTAGTGCGGGCGTGTTTATTCTTACTACAACCGCATTAAATCAATATGTGAATGAGATTAAAAAATATGTATCCAGTTTTTTTGGATCCAAAAATAAATCTATTGAGGACAAATGATATGATGACAACAAGTAAACAAGTGGTTTTTAGATTTTATTTTTTAAAGTTTTATTTTTATTTCTATTTCTATTTTTTATTGTTTTATTCTTTTTTGAAATACTAAAAAACTCGTGTAAATGATTTATAATCTGTTTCCCTATTATTTTATCCAATTCATATTCTTTAGGGTTTTTTTCAATACATTTGTATCTATATTGTTTTATCTGTTTCATTATAGCATTATCAAAATCAGTGTCACCATTTATTAATTTAACACCTATTTTACTACCCTTAAATTTTTCTATCATGTATTCAATTTCTAAATCGTAATAATATGGTTTAACGTTAATATAGTATATATTATCATTTGTCATTTCTGGATAAAAGGTATCGTCTAAAAAGCATATTTCAGCCGTTTCAGGTATTTTTGTACATTTAATTAAATCATTATGGGTTTTATTATGAGTTGTCCTACATATTTCGACTTGTTTTCCGTTAACCTTAAATGCCGCTATTATTTGGTCGATTAATTTGAAATTTATTTTTGATTCAAAATAACGCAAAATATGGTTTGCCCACTCTCTCGGACCATTGTTATTCGTATATATCATCATTTTATGGCAACAGTTCGATTGTTTTTTCGTCTTTAAGTAATTTAATATATTTATTATGTTTGGTCTCAAAAATTCTGGGAATAAATCCAATATATCATCAAAATCGCTTTGTTCCAATGGCGGTTTATTTTTATTTTTTAAATAATATGTCAAACTATCCCAAAACATACCGAACTCTGTAAAATACCCTAGAGTTTCATCTAAATCAAATACTACTATTTTCATACTAATATATATTTAGGTTTTTGCTTTTAAAAAAAACTTAAATATACAATTATTTTTTTGTTATTCTTTTTATCTTATTTTTAT